GTCAGCCCTGACGGGTTGACATTCAAAACCTTGCTTAGCTCTATTGTGCCACCATTAAACGAAAAGAGGGAGAGGACATTTGCCCTCTCCCTGAACAACACTTATAACTTGGTAAGTATGTTATTTAGCTATGCGGATGCATACGATACCAGAGCCACCAGAGCCACCAATGATATTTGCCACGCCGCCGACGCCGACACCGCCGCCACCGCCGCCGCCAGTATTTGCACCACCGGCTCCAGCAGCTTGCGTCTTGTTGGCTCCTGCACCCCACGCGCCATTACCGCCACCACCAGCGCCACCCAGCGCATAAACAGGAGACTGCGCTTGAATATATGTGCCACCACCGCCGCCGCCAGCATACAGTTTGCCATCAGGTTCACCAAACTCTCGTGTGGTAGTTCCTTGACCTCTTGCGGGGTTTCCGCTGGATTGGCTTCCAAATTCACCATCTCCACCGTCACTACCACCAGCGCCGCCAGTGCTTTTGGAGTACCTACCGCCGCCACCACCGCTTCCACCGTCAGCGCCGAGTGTGTAATCCGTAGAGCTGCGATTGAGCTGCGTAGATTTGCCTCCCGCCACGGTGATGTTACCGAAAGACGTACTTCCACTTACCGGCACGTCAACTGTGCGTGAAGCTTCCGCTCCGGCGCCTACTACTACGGTGTATTCCGTGTTAGCTGATACGGCGAAATTCTTTTCTGTTTTTGTGTAGCCACCACCGCCGCCACCACAACCTACAACCGTATTCAGCGCGTCCGAACCACCAGCGCCACCGCCGCCAACCAAAAACAGGTCAATGGTGACAGGATTCAGGAACACAATTGTCCCGCTCGTCAGAAGCTCCACCACACCGTCGTCTCTCACGTTATAGTTTCCGGTGTACGTGAATTTCGGCGCTTTACTCTTGCCTACATATCCGTAATGAGTATTAGCAATCATAGCTATCTCCTTTCATTTTTATCATCAAACCCCACCGGTTTTTTCACGGCTCCCGCCAGCAATTGCCGCGCCCGCCCACTACTTGCTCACTTATCCCAGCACAATCACGCTCATGTAAAGGCTTGCGTCAGGCACATTATCCGCCGTGAACGTAATCGTACCCTGAGCCTGTGCCGTAGCTCTCACATTGAACTCAATCGCCTTATCCCAGCTCTGAGCGCTTGGAGCAATCACCATGTTATTTCCCGGCTGTGCACCAGCCACCGCCACAGTCTGCACATATTTGTCACCGCTCTGTGCCCAGTTTGCAGCGTTCAGCAGCACGCTCACGCCAACGCTCTTAATCGCGCCGTCCGCTTTCGCCATGAAGTAGTCTGCGCCGTGCCCCTGCAAGGTAGTAGCGTCAATGTCGCCACCCTCACCGGTAGGCGCGGACACGAAAACTGTCAGCACCGTGCCGTTCAGAATCGCCAGCACACTGGCGTTAATCTTCCATGCGCCGGTGGGCAGCGTCTCACCTGTAGTCAGCAAAGTCGACACCTGAACGCCATCAACGGTACAAGTGTCGCCAGCAGTCCAGTCGCTTGTTGCAACGAACTTAATCACACTCGCGCCGGGCACAGTTCTGGTGATTGCATGAACCGTGCCGCTTTTAACCTCCGTAGCCAGCTGCACCGCCGCCGTCTTGTTCGCATACATTCCAGCATCAATGTCCTGAATGTTCTGTGCTTCAACAGTCAGAGGGTTAAAAAGGTCAGCGCCCTCATACTGCTTAAAATTATAATGGGAAGTCTGCTTCATTTTTATTTACCTCCTTTAAGCAATTCCAAAGATATTCTTACCGTTGTTGACCAGCTGCGTACAACTTGCGTTATACCCAACAACAGTATTGACAGTCTTAGCAGCTGTCACAATCTGCTGAACCTTGGCAGCTTCGGTCATGTGCAGACCAGCAAGATAGTCAATCATGTCCTGAATAGATACCCGCTCACCAGTAAACGGATTCAGCACTCTTACGCTGATAACCTGTTCACTAATCTGCTCAAGAATCCATTCGTTGTTCTGGGCAATTCGCGTATCAGTATACGCCCTGCCACCGGCAATTTCATTGTCCTGTCGCTGGAAGTTAGCGTCCATCTGATTCTGGAAACCAGATAGCGCGCCAGTTACGTTATCAACGAACTGGTCATAGTCACTTGCGAACTGCTGCAACGCCTGATTGTACTGCTCAATGCTCTTGGCAATCTCGCCATCAGTATACGCTTTAGCAGCAGTCAGCACTTCATCAGAGAAATGATTCACCTGATTAACCAATTCATTGGTCTTGGCAATAATCTGCCCCATAGCGTCCTGATAGCTCAGAGCGTCAGTGTACACAGTCGGCAGCACTTTCTGAATCCGAACACATATAGGCTCAATGTTGCCCCAGAGATTATTAGGCTCTCCCATTATTTCACCTCCTATCTCATAAAGTCCTCACTTGTTTTGATGAAAGCATTGTAACCCTTGGCGATAGCGTCTCTCATGTAGGCTTCGGCATACGCCTTTACCTTGAACGCGCCAATCTGGACGTAGTACATGGTTTCCTTTTCTGCGGGCTTATCCGGATTCGGTTCCACAAAATCCACGCCCATGTAGTTACAGATACCCAGCGCCACCGCTTCGCCCAGTTCGGTGATATGGCTGGTAATCCATGCCGCGCCCTCTTTACAGTCGTGATACTCAAGCTCACAGTAGGCGCAATACCCGTCACTGTTTTTCATTTCATACCACGTCTGGTTCTTGGGAGTTCCACCGAAACCAACAGCCGCGCCGGGAATATCCATAACAGCGTTATAGATACAAGTTGCCAGTCGCTTTCCCTCGGCGGTGCCATAGTTGTAGATATTCGTCCCTCTCCGTGTGGAGTTCTTCAAACCGGTAGCATTGGTATGAATAGGAACGTACAGCATAGGCTCTTTCAAGTCACGCACTTTCGCGTTAGCGTCTGCGATTCTCGCATACATGGAATCGCTGTCCGGGAGAAACGCTTTTACGTGTGACCTAATCAGAGCGTCATACGCTGCCTGTGCAATCTGCTCACACCAGAAACTTTCGTTATGGTTATTCCCATAGTACGTGTTTCCAATCTGATTGCTCGGGCTGAGATATACAAACATAGGTTGCTCCTTTCTTAGTTTAACAGGCAGAAGAACAGCGGTTCAAGTTCTGCCATAAGTCTCATGTCAACGTTTACCAGCTTGTCAATGTATTCTCTTAGCAGTTTCGAATAGGAGCCAGTTCCCTGTTTGCCTGTAACTCTTTCAACGTACTGCGCAGTAGAATTGCCGTTGCTGTTAGACGTTGCGTCATTGGCTTGAGCTGTCGTGAGATATTTGCCATCAAGCACATTCTGGATAGACCCCTGCGGGGTTTCGCTGTACTTGTTCACGCTGTTACCAGAACTGTTAGTGCTGTCGGTAGACGTTCCGTCATGCGTTCTGGTAATATCCACATCAAACAGTGGGTTAAATTCCTGAGACACGGCTGCATACATTTTGTTGTACACAGGCATAAGCTCGTTCATATACGTGTCCAGTCTTAACCTCCAAAGTCCAACGGTTTCGTGGGCAATCTCACGGAGATAGAAGTGCTTTAAGATTTTCGTTTCCAAGGTAAGCCTATACCCCTCATCCCAGATGGGGAAATCCATGAAAATCTTAGGAGCCGCCAGAGCAACGATAGTGTTCACATCATCCGCTCCTACGCTTTCTTGCAATCCTGCGTAGCTTTCGCAGATAAATCTCACCTGTGTCGTATATTCACTCAAACGGTTTCACCCCTTTCTTTTTCCATTCGCACCAAGGAATACGATAACCGGCGGCGTTAAGATTGCACTGAATGTTGTGTTCTTTGAACGGGCACAAAGAACATTCCATCACATGACAGAACTGCGTCATAACTTCTTCAAACAGCTCGTCATTCTTCAACAGAGCTTCGGCGTTCAACATCTGTCACATCTTCCTCCTTTCCGTTATCTGTCATGTTCAGAAAATCGTCACGGTACTCAACAGAGATATTCAGCTCGAACATACGGTTAATTTGTTCACACGCCTGTTTGCGCATTTCCAACCTTGAATATCTGCTGGCGATAGTGCCTCCCTGCGCCCTTGCAACCTCGTCTGTAATCATGCGCTCTTTTTTGACTGTGTTCACCGAACTAATGCCCATTCGTGTTAGCGCTTCATTCCACGTCTGTGTCTTGAGTTCATACAGGTCTTTGAACACGTTCGGTGCTCCGGTAGTTAGAACATCAAAAGCTTTATCAAGGTCGCTGCCCTTATTGGCGTAGATAACAGGCTGGTTTCCTTGCCACTTCATAAAGGCGTTTTCCAAACCTAACTGCTGGTCAGGGGTGGTGCGAATGAGAATAGGCGTTTTCTGGGCGTTCACGTTCACGTCAATAGCCCTATCAATGTTCACAAGCTTTGCAGCAAAGAACTGAGCATCAGGCACAGAGGGATAACGCAAATAGTTGTTGTATATGATAACGCTGTTGTTTTCATTGAGCTGGTACTGATACCCGTTTACAGCGTATGCAGTTCTGATTTTAGGAACTCGATAGACATTCATTTGCCCACCGATTCTTGCCTGCAAGCACAGGTATTCGTCCATAGCTTCATCATAGAAGAATATAGCGTAGCCCTCATTGAACAGCGTCATTTCCATGAATCGCGGGTCAATTCCCTCCGGGAGATTGTGCCACTCAAACATGGTCATTCCCAGCTCGGACAGGTGATTGAAATAGTGGTTGTACGTTATCTGATTCATAACAGCACTATTCCAAAACTGAGACATGATACCGCCAAGGTTCTTGCACTTATTCTTTCCCATGGTTTACCTCCTTTCTATTGATTGAATATCATCAACACAAAGGACAGGTCGGTTTCTGGTACTTCATCACAGTTAAAGACCACCTTTCCGTCATCGCTTTGTGAGACACACTTCACGCCAGCGCTGGCAGCTTTTTCCCAGCTACCAGCAGTTGGTGAACTGATAATAGCGCTATCACCTTTAATTCTGGCGTTAGTATAAGTTTGCGTTTTGTTGTTCCAACCAGCTACCGGGAGATTAACCTCAACTTGGGTTAAGTCTACACAAGTAAACTGCCCCGCGTCTATGGAATTTCCGTTTGATAGCTGAATAGTTAACTTATACTTTGCCATAGCTTAAACGGAAACTTCCGTAACAGTTGCGCCAGTTACGGACACACCCTGAGGTCCCTGCTCCCCAGCTGCACCCTGAGGGCCACGGGGACCTTGGTCACCCTGAGGTCCCTGAGGACCGGCATCGCCCTTTACACCCTGAGGTCCCTGAGGTGCGGTGAAAGTGCCAGCGTTAATCTTGGTGCCATCGGAGAGAGTGAACTCCAACTTATAGGTTTTATCAGCCATTATGATACCTCCACAACTTGAATGTCTGCAATCTGTTTCAGATTGATATTGTTTACTGCCACTACTAATTGATTTACTTTTTCTAAGATTGAAGCGATTGCCTCTTGATAGCTAAGCGCTTCATCATAGACGGTGGGTAATTCTTCACGTACTCTGCCAGTCTGCAACGGCGGCAGCTGCTCGTTGCAGCACCCTTTGGCTATGGGTAGCTTTATATCCATGCTCCCCAGAGTCTGCGTTGGCAGGTCGTTCCCGAACATCATGTGTTGATGGGGTTGGTGAAGTCCCCGTACTTACCCACATTGTTAATGTCGTTCCAGAACGTAACACCGTTGTCGTATATTGCTTTGATTGCTTCTGCGTCAGATGCAGGAATGGAACCAGTGAACTCGCAGCCCTGAGTTTTTACATAGTTCCAGTTGGCGCGGGCGTTGCGGTTTGGCACTTTAATCTGGTGACACGGATAACCAAACTTGCTCCAATACTCGTCAATGATTTTTGCGAACTGGGCTTTGATTGTGACGTGCCCCACCCAGAAGTCCATACAGTTACATCCAAAAATACTGCTTGCAGCAGGAGTACCAGTTACATTTGGCGGCTGTACACTTTTATCCCTTAGTTCTCCTATGGTTGAACTTACACCACTGACCAAAGAAATCGCACCGCCAGCTATATTGCCCGTTGCAAATTGACCTATTGCTCCGACAACTTGATTTACTTTCCCGCTAATATAGCTGCCCTTATTTTGAGCAAACCACGCATTAAAAGCGTCTACTGAGTAACAACAAAGAGGGAAATCACTTAACGAAATCATTTCGTTGGTATTTCCAGTCCAAGGTTGCGTATCATCAATGCTTCCAGCTCCTTTATAGCTGTTAGGGGAAAGCGTAATGTCCATTGACAAGGACGGTGTACCGGCTACAACTAATTTACAATTTGTAGTGCTGAAATACTCATATCCAAGTTCAAGCGTGCTACCACAAAGGTTTGTAACATATAGAAAGTTGTAGGGCTGTGTGAAAAGTTTTTTGTTCTTAGGAACATACCCGTCAATATTTGTATAGTTTTTTGAATAACTTATACTCGCTGACGCTGGCTGTGTTCCTTGTGATGCCACTGTAACTTTGTACAAAGTGGGGCACATTGAAACACCAACTATACATTGTGGAGCTTTTCCAGCTGCTGTGCAACTTTCTATGAATGAGTTGGCGCTTTGCGGGGTGTCAAAAAAGAACGGCTTGGCAGCGCTATAAAGTTTTCCGAAATTTCCACCAACAACATCTGCACCTGTGTTGGGGTCATAAGTTGAGAAAATGAGTATTCCATAATTGTTTAAGATGCCTGTTGGAGCATAATCCTTGAATACATATTCTCCCCGTTCCAGCTTGTCGTCAATGAGGTTATCCCCAGGCACATCCGTGCTGCTATGCTCCCTTTCAACAAACACCGGGTCAAGCTGATAATCAAACAACCACGTTTGCATAATATCAATCTCATACCGCACCATAGTGGTATTCTCATTGATATACTCAACGTCAGTGACAAACGCATAGAACCATCTGTCATAATTCATCGTCTCACTGTCGTAGTTGCGGAACATCATGTAGTTGCAGTTAAGCAGCTTGCCAACGTTCTTAGCAATCTTCAAGTACCCGCGTCCGTGTCTCTGATAACTCATGTTTCCAAAGATGAGTTCTGCACTTGTAAACTGCATGAACGCTTGCTCCTGCGCTGCCTTAGACGAAAACAGCACGGTATGCTGATAAGTCGGGTCAAGCGGGACATTCTTCATCAGATATACAGTGCTGTTAGGCTCAACATACATATTCTATTCCTCCTTTCTTAGAATAGAGGGGAGAGAATTTCTCCCTCCCCTCTTGCCGGGAGTTAAGCAGCGGTGATAGTAATAACGCACTCATCATACTTTGTGCTATCAAACACGGAAGTACACTTGATGCTGCAGTTACCACCAGCAGCCTCAGCGTCAATCTTGACGTTACCTGCCTTGTCCACAGTTACAGTGGAAGCATAGGAAGCGGTAGCAACAGACCAGTTGACCTCCTGAGATGCGAAACCGGTGGTCACAACATCGGCAGACAGGCTCACACTCTGACCAGCCTTGGCGCTAACAGCGTCAGGGGACACTGTGACAGAGGTCACGCCGGGAGTAGTGGGCACATACACGACAGCGTTCTCAAACGGGCTGTTGGAGAAAATCTTCCACACGTGATAGAAGTAGTTCCAGTACAGACCCTGACCGTTGTAGTTCTCGGTGAACTGCATCAGGTTGTCATATACCATGAACCAGTCCTTACCGACAGACACGGCGGGAATGGCGTTCAGCGCCGCCAGCTCAGCAGAGCTAATCTCGGTATAGGTGGGGTCGTCAGCAAACAGCTGATTAAGGCGCGCAACATCCAGAGTGCCGAAAGAATCAATAGTGATAACGTGACCCATAAAGTCAGCCTTATCCATATTGAACGCAGCAGCCAGAGTGTTCACGTCAATGACCGCTTTTGCCTTGGCACTCATGATGAGGTACTGGTCGTTGTACTCGGTGTGCTGGAAAACACCGGCGGGGTTGTACTCCGTGGACGGGAACACCATCAGGTTGGAAGTTTCCTTAATGGTAGTGGTCACAGCGTTGGAGTTCGCCGCGGTAAGAGCGTCCACGGTTACGGGATGGAAACGACCAGCCAGAATCTGCTTTGCCAGCAGATACTTCATGGTGATGAACTCATCGTAGTTGGCTGCGGTATACATCTGGTCAACGATACCGGCGATGAGCTGAGAGATGCCGTCAGCGGACAGGAACGCCTGTCTCAGCTGCTCCTGCTGAATAGTTGCCTTGTAGAACTTCTGATAGTTCATTACGTGGAACGCAGAGCGCACATCGGGAATCTCCCGCTTGTAGACTTCCTGCTCGGCAACAGCGGGGTCATACTGGAAAGGCTTGGCAATGTTCACGAAAATCTCTTCGATAGTCTCGCCATATTCCAGCATACCCTTTTTGAACATCTCCCAAGGGTTGGAGTACATCTTGCTGGTGAGAATCACACGACCAATGCGATTCACCAGAGCGGACAGGAACTCATTCTGGAGCTGGGGCATATCCATGATGATAGCACCAATCTCACGAATGTTGTCCGGGTCATTGGTAGCGACAGGCACATAGTTCTGATAATTGACGGTAGCGCTATTACGAATAGCGTTCAGCACATCAATAGAACTATTGGTGAGGGTTTTAATCTTAGGCTTAGTGGGCATTGTTATGTTCTCCTTTCTTAAACTTCGGTGAACAGGTCATTCACCTGAATGGTAGTAGCCCTATCGGGTTCTGCGGGTTCGGGGTCTTTGACTTCTGGCGGCAGCTTCTCGTTGTCAACGCCAGAGAAAAATCTGTCGCGGTATCTCTGTCGCCAACTCTTGTCAAGCTCATCCTTGGCGTTGTTAGCTTCGTTGAGCTGCTGCTCAAGTTCACTAATGCGCTGCTGGCTATCGCTGCCTGAGAAGCCATCAAAGGTATCGGTCATGTTCTCTACGAACTGCATTGCAGCATCAGAGGTATCATCGCCGATTCTCGCCTTGATAGCTTCCAAAAACTGTTCTCTGTTAAGCTTTGCCATGGTACATTCTCCTTTAATATATTCCGCGCATTACGCGCCGTTTCCTGTTTCCAACCATCATCCATACGGGTAAGCCCCTTTGCTTAGTTGGTGACGGTTCCGGTGGCGTTGGCGGTTCTTGCCCCGTAAAGTAAGTGTACCACTTGTCTGCGGCAGCCGCTCTCAAAGGTGCTTGACCGTTCGGGTCTGCGGGGTGCTCATAATACCAACACCAATACTTGGCAAGAGTTGCCGGGTCTAAATCTGAGTTACAAAACTCTGCAAAACTAATCGGTGGGTTAGAGGGTGTAACTTGAGGGTTACGAAACCATACAGCTGACGGCTGGTTTTGTAATTGCCACAGAATGAACTCAAGTTGAAGCGCTCCCTTATCCTGCCAACCGCTGTTAAAATCCGCTGCAATTCCGTTATCATTGAGCCAGCCCGTAAGCTTAGTATACGGTGTCCATCCAGCAAGCCCACAGCCGGGATAGTACCCGTTCTGTTGCTTGAAAGCTTCTGGGTCTGTTGCAAGGCTCTCCACGATGCCGGGATTTATAGTGGATTCATATTCAAAGTTTGCGATAATAGCACAGGTAGCATTTACAGAAAAACGACTTGCCTGTATACCGCGAAACCAAGAATAGCAAACGTCTGCATTGTTTTGCTGCTCAGAAACCGACAGGTATCTGTTGCCAAAAATAAAGGTGTCAGGCATTAGTTAACGTCCTCCTTGATACCGTCCAGTCGGTTGATAAGTTTGTTCATCACAATGGTGTTTTCGGTCAGGGCGTTCTGGATTCCCGACATTTCTTCGTGGTGGCTGACAGTAATACGCTCGACAGTTTCAGTGAACTGCTTAGTCATTTTATCCGTTTCCTCGGACTGCTTTTGCCACATCTTGTAGACGAAAAATCCAAGAGCGATACACGCTGCAAGGGGGAATCCCAAAGACGAAATGAGATTTGTCCAAACTTCCATTTGCATTACCTCCTTTCCCTAACTTTTACGATTTAATTGTAACACATTTACTTGACAAATGCAAGCTTTTTTGGTACAATTAAGTAAAGAAATTTTAAGGGAGTGAAGTCCTGTGAGCCGGTATTATGATGGAACAAAGCTGCTTTCCATGCTGGACATTAACGGCAAGAAACCTGAGATTTACATGACCACCACTAACAGAACTGGCGGTAAAACTACTTACTTCGGTAGACTACTTGTTAATCGTTTCAAGAAAACTGGTGCAAAATTTTGTCTGTTGTATCGGTTCAATTATGAACTGGATGAAGTTGCTGATAAGTTCTTTAAGGACATTGGCGGTTTGTTCTTCCCGGATGATGATATGTCTGAAAAGACAAGACAAAAGGGTAAGTATAAAGAGCTGTTTCTTAATGACATATCTTGTGGGTACGCAATCGCCATCAATGACGCTGATAGTATTAAGAAACTGTCCCACCTGTTCAGTGATACGTCTGCAATGTTCTTTGATGAATTTCAGAGCGAAACTAATAAGTACGCTCCTGACGAAATTAAAAAGCTTATCTCTATTCATACTTCTCTTGCCAGAGGGCAGAACAAACAGGTTAGATATTTGCCGATTTACATGTGCGCTAACCCTGTTTCGCTCATCAATCCGTACTATGTGGAACTGGGTATCACTGGAAGATTGAAAGCTGATACCAACTTTCTAAAGGGTGACGGGTTTGTTCTTGAACAGGGCTTCGTTGAAGCAGCAAGCACAGCTCAAAAAGAAAGCGGATTCAACAGGGCTTTTGCTCAGAATGACTATGTTGCTTATGCTTCTGAGTGTGTATATCTGAATGACAGTTCTGCGTTTATTGACACGCCAAAGGGGAGAAGTAATTACATTGCTACTCTTAGAAGCGGTAATAAGAGATTTGCCATCAGAGAGTATCTTGACGAGGGTGTTGTCTATTGCGACAAACGTATTGATGATTCTTTCCCCATTAAGATAACCGTTTCCGCAAATGACCATGACGTTAATTATGTCATGCTAAAGCGCAGCGACCTGTTTCTGTCTACCATGCGCTACTACTTTGAGCGTGGGTGTTTCAGATTCAAGGACATTGAGTGCAAAGAAATTGTTCTTAAAGCGCTCAGCTATTAAGTGTTCATCCGCTAATATCCTCAGTCGTTCGTCTTATCCGCAACGCCGGGTTGCAAGGTGTGAAAACCTCCGGGGTTGGGTCGGGTTCGCAGCCCGCTTGTAAGCGCCGCCTGTTGTGGATATTGGGTGAAATAGGGAGAGGTGAGGTTACTCACCTCTCCTTTATTTACCACCTTTAGCAGCATTTCCTCTTTCAACGTCTGACTGTAACACATTTACCTTGTAAGCAAACGCACCGTTTGCTATACAGTCTTTCTCAGGGCATATAAAACAATCATCAGAATACGGGCATACTCCTGTTTTATATGCTTCAATCTGCTTCTTTTCTTTTGGAATCCTCGGTCTGCCCACGCACTTTCACCTCCCGCGAATATTTTGTAAGCTGTTTCTGAAACCAGTTAAGCCCATCATTAAACCCTTTCTTGTAATCATAATCAGGAAACCCTTTTATTGGGGGAGCGAAACCAACTGCTTCCAGAACTTCCTCAGGGTCATATATTCTATACATATAACTCCTCCAAATAGCCGCCCCATTGCTCAGCCATAGCGTCAGCTATACCTTGAAAGGTTTTTGAGCGTTCTTTTTGTCTGTCAACCCCTTTAGCATTGAACCAACAACCGGGTGTCTTTGTTGATATTCGCGTATCTACTATGTTTGTAGGTTTTAATTCTGGCAAGCCTTTAATCCATAACAAAGTGCGTTTCTGGTATGGATGCCCAAACATCCACGGTTGTATTACTTGCGTATACGGGGGTAATTCAAAAACACGAGATGGCGTTGGGTTCTCAATAACTACATGAGGGCAATCAGCATTTATAAATAACATGAAAAACTCTTTTGCTTCAAGTCCTTTTTTGTATCTATCTTGCTGCAAAACACCGCCCTTATATAAATGCCGTGCTCCCGCATTCGACAAATAGGTGCAAGGTGGATGTGCTATAATTAAATCCCATTTTCCGTCAATTGAATGCTCGATTCCGTCCATTGTTTTAAATCTGCATCGTCCATCCAGTAGCGGAATAACATCTTGCATAATATGCCATTCCGGATGCTTACCAGAACACTCTTGCACGTCACAGCTAAAGGCTTGCCACCCACGCTCTCTGAAAGCGGCACACACTCTCTGGCTTTCTTCACATGCTATTAACGCTCTCATATATTTACCTCATTTCATAAGTTGTATCTTTAAGGAGTATACCTCCTTTTATGCGCTTTGGCATAAGCTTACTCGGTACTAAAAGCCCTTTATGAAAATCGTCTAACGTTCTTCTAACCGACACGAACTTTTCTTCTTCTTCGGTAAGCTCTCCCTTGCGCTCCCCTGTAAGGCTCATTACAAAAAGGTCTTTACACCTCTGCGGCATACCAGCACACTTAACATTGTAGTATGGTTCACATTCCTCCAAATCTTCTTTGACCACGTGCTCGATATATGTTTTCTGTCTTGTAAAAGTAGCTACGTCCCAACAGCTTTCCAGCTTCCAGCAGCAAAAATCCGTGGGGTGCACTTTTATTGCCTCCACCTTATCAGGCGGTAGGTCACAATGTATACTATCTGTGTCTGCATAAATAAAACCCGGTTTGTCTATACCATGATAATTCTTTTGCGCTGCACGAATAGTAAAGTTTCTGGCATAACTGGTGATTGCAGAGCCAATAGGTATATATCCGGGCTTCTTCTTCGCTTCTATAACAGGCATAAACCCCACAACCCCATCATCTTTGACATATGCCAGCTTGAAACTGCTGTCAGTGCTGCTTGCCATCTTACCATACAGATTGTTTAAGAACAGCTTTGCAAGCTCACGCATAGCGCCTTTACTCTCCTGCTTTATCTTCTTATACTTTGCCATGTAGCTATCGAACAACCCTTTCTCTGCCTTAAACACAGCGCCATCAAGTATCTCTGTATCTTTCAGGTCATAGTGCTCTATCATCAACTGATAGTCAGTCTGTGTCATAGTCATTTCTACAATGGCCTCCTGTACGTTACCCTCTAAATCAATGTACTGTGAATAATAATTGCCGTCATCGGGGTTCAGTACGTCAGAGGTTGTAAGAAACTCATTGGCTTTATACAAGCAATTATGTTTCAGCTGTATAGTTGGCAGCATACCGGGTTTTATATAGAACCGGGTTCGCAACCTAACAAACCAGTATTGCCCATCCATTATCTTAGGTACTCGCATAAAAGGCTCGTCACAGAAATTTCCTTTCCAGAACCACGGTCTACCAACTGGGTAATAGTTTCCGCTTTCGCTGGACATCATAGATGGGTAAAGGCTATTAACATCTGCGGTTGTGCCATTATAAAATTCCTTTTCCTCCTTGCCTTTAACAAGGTAGCACCAGCCGCCACGGTATGACGCTCTAATGTAATCTCCTACGGTTTCTATCCCGTCTACCTTGCTACCGTATGCCAACTGCATATCTTCTGCATAAAGGTTAGGCAGCTTTTCATCGTAGCTACAACTTTCAAAATTCATTTCAAGGCTCTGGTTATAGCCGTCCTTAAACTCTTGCAAGCAACAAGCACCTATTGTTAATTTATCGTGCCCTTGTTGAAACATTATTTCAAGCGCTTCTTTAACCACAAGCACGTCATTGGCTATATACTTCTTTTCATCCTCTGTTATCTCACAGCCAGCGTACCTAAAACCTGTATACTCCATGTCAAGTTTCTGGTGCTTAGTCTTAAAAGCTTTACCTATACGCTTAACACTAAATGGCAGCAGCTTCAAGCTGTCACGTATCTCAATGAAATGGTTATTCACCTTAATGGTTATCGTATACCATTGACCAATAGCTGATATGGAATACTTGAATGTGTCGTTCTTCATTTTGGCTTTAGGTAGCCACTCTACATTGTTTTCCTCTTTCCCTATCCTTAAATATGCTTGCTTTAATTTCTTTTGTGACAGCAAATAATCTAACCAGAAAGAGCCGTCAAACTTTAGGTTGTGATAGTATATAACCACGTTCTGATGAATGCTGGCAAGATAATTGAATGTCTCATCAATACTGTGATGTATCTGTACATTTTCTGTGAACAGCTGTACGACTGCGCTTGCCCAGACTTCGGTATGGTCTTGCTCCTTGTACACAGTAGTTTCAAAGTCTCCTACAAGATATAAGGGTTTACGCATTTACTGTTCACCACCTAAATTTATTCTATGTCCACATCGTATGAATCCATTGCTTCGTCCATATCTTCCCAAACTTTCCTTACGCGCTTGCCGTAACCTAAGTCATGCTTATTGACCACGCCGTAAAGGGCTGTTATAGCTCCCATAGCCCACTCCATGTCAACCTGTGATGGCGGCAAGGTAAGGTATATTCCTGCTCCTTCTTGGTCTGCTAATATTAGCATTGTCGCAAATCTATCTTTTCCAATGTCAGATAGCAGCGACATCATGGCGTTGTAGTAGGTTTGCGTTGCGTTAATGTCATCAGCAGAGCGCGGCGCGGTCAGCCTGTCTCTAATATCACTAAAGAAATTGTCAACAGCCAAATCTGACGCTTTAGGTAAATTTGCAATCTGCTTGTTCTTGGCTGCTCTCGTATCTCCTGATTTTTTAGCCGCACTTTTCCCTCTGTGCTTGGCAGCTTTCTGTGCTGCTTTACTTCTCTGCTCTGCTGACTGTCTCTCCTTGCCCTTTCGCAGATTCTCAACTCTCTGTCTCTTTTCTTCCTCTGTAAGTGGGCGGCGGGGTTTCTTTACATAATCCGGTTCCTTTACACCAGATACAGCTTTACCTCTCTGCTGTTTTACTTTCCTTGCCGGTTTTATTCCTACGCTATCAAGCTCTGCCTTTTCACGAATGTAGTTCATCGTTATGGCTTCTACCTGTGCGATATGCTTCTTGGTTATTTTTTCAGGGGTCTTTGGTTTAATGCTGGCAACGTCCTCAATACCGATAGAACGAGCCATATTTTCTATACGCAGCATTTCACGCTGCCATGCTTTTTGGTTGGGGGTCTTGCGTCTTGCCATGTTTGGCACCTCCTTACAGCAGGACTATCCATAGCCACAGCGATACACCACAGCAGATACGCCCTGCCCATTTTATATATGTTTCTTTCCCTGCAAACACGCCCAGAGTGTCAAAAGCAACCAGCAGACCAGAGCTGAACATGAGCAAAGAAATAATGATTGCTAATGCTACTCTCATTCGTCATCAAGTTCCTCTCTGGCTAACTCTACGATATAATCATACAGTTTTCTACAATTGTCTACGTTTTCTAAAAAACAACCATCACATACAGGCGTTCCGCCGTAGCATACATTGTCAATAGCTTCAAGAAGTTCACAATAAGTCATACATTTTACCTCCTTAGAAGTGAGCGCCCCATATTTCAGGGGCGCTCTTGTTTGTCTTAGAACCATTCGTCCATGGACTTGTCCTCGTAGGGCTTTCCCTTTTCGAAATGGGACACCCACAGAACGTCCACCGCCTTGGCTTCGCCAGTCACCTCATCGGTATATGTTTCCTTGGACATGTTGCAATCGCCCTTGCGGAGAACGATGTTTGCGGGGCAGTCAGGGGCGCCACATTCCTCACGGAACTTCACCTTATTGGCCTTGTCACGACCGGGCATAGTGGTGAAGTAGGTGAAGAACGTTTTCTTGCCGTCCTTGGAAGTGCGCTTCTTTGCGAAAATGGTCAGCTCAAGTGTCTTTTCCATAGTATGTTCCTCCTTTCAATCAGTGCTCAACGGGCACGGAGATAGCAAGGAACTGTTCCTCATCCACGCCGCGCAGCTGCTCCTTGACCTTAGAGCCGATAACGTACACGACCTTGAGGGTTTCGGTGTCCAGCTTCTTCTTGGCGGCTTTCAGAATCTTGTCGTTGTCGGGCAGAACGTGGGGCAGCGTCAGGGTCTTGGGTTCGGTTGCGTTGGTGGTCACGTCCATCGTCATGACGGTGACCTCCTGAGTGCGGAAAGTGCGGGTAATCATCTTTGCCATAATTTTGGCCTTTCTCACCTTATAAAATAGTACTGTGTGGACACCTGCCATCATCAGACACCGGGCGGTGACTCCGGTGTGACGGAAAAGCGCTTATTGGCGCTTTTTCCGTTTCGGCTTGTCAATGTAATCAAGAACACAGAGAATCCATACTGCAAATTGAAGTGCAAACGCTATGATAATAGCGATGAAAAACCAGCCGCTAATGGTTATTGTAATGGGTTCAATGTTCATTGTAGTATTCCTCCATTTCCTGTAGTTTCGCGTCCTGCTGGTGGTACAAGGCAATCGCCGCTGCAAAATCTACAATATCGGCGTTGGCTACCTGAAACGTGAACACCGCGCCAGAAATTTTTACGGTGCGCTCAATCCATGGATGGGCTTTTATCCATTCTAAAACAAAATCGTATTCAGGTTGAGAATTAACGGTAAAATCAATTGTGTATACACGCTTTCCCCATCTTTTCAAGTCCATATTTGTTCCTCCGTTTATCACTGTCTAAAGGATAACATATATTGATTCTTTTGTAAAGCATGAGTTTTGAATGGCTCATGCGCTACGCATTAGCGCGGCTTATATCGAACAAGGGTTCGGTATAAGCGCGGCTAATGCGTATAAGTTTTACTTATATTCGATTGTGTAGGTGTTGCGGTATGTCTCCACATTCAACATGATAACGCCTGTTTCTTTATCCTCATAAAGCCAACCACAAGTGAATGACATAGTGTTGAAAGAGATAATGCGGAACCGCCAGCCGCCCATATCGGAGCATTTATACAAACACGCATAATAAGCAATTCTCTTAGCATCGGAACACGAATTATAGCACTTTTCTAATGTGTCTAACTCGCTGTTATAAAAACGTCCGATGAGGTCTTGTGCCTTTTTGGTATTTCTGTTAATTTTCATGTCTTTTCTCCGCTGCTTATGGGTGCAGCTGCCCAAGATTATGGGATGGGACTTGATAGGCTCAAATCCCTCAGAAAGCCTTTTGCGTGTTTCGTCTTAATTCTCAAAGACTCATCAGCGGGTTTAATCTTCATCAGGAAAATAAATCTTTGCAATATCATGGAAATATTTATTATTCTCCAACAACATCAAAACTGAACTTAATTCACTGGAGCGGCTTAACTCGCGTTTTGCCTTTTCGGTTTCTCCTTTTTCCTCATAAAAACGCCGCAAATCGTTAGCGTTTTCATACCTGGCACGAATTACTTTAATCAGATTAGCTTTTGTATTTTTCATTTTGTTTTCTCCGCTGCTCATAGGCGCAGCTACCTAAAATGTGGGTTATACCCGGACACGCACAATATTAAGTTTTCAAGGTGCACCACGCGCCACTGGCCGGCGACTTATAGGGACGCGCCCTTGTGTGGGCTGTATTGCGTCTACGTTTTGGATTGTCTAAAGGATACCACACCCGGAAATGATTGTCAACCCCTTTTTTTTCAAATTTTTTGAAATAATTTTTTCTCGCTGTGCGCATATAATGTATCGCGCGTGTGCGTGTGCGTGTGCGTGTGCGTGTGCGTGTGCGTGGGC